GCAAAGGGCAAGGAGGAATCACGCCTTAAAGGATGGATAGAGGGTTCTGAGAGCCTTGAGAAGCTTCAGGAGGCTAATGATGCTATCTATGCTTCTCAGAATCAGGAACTAGTAGAAATGTATGAATCCAAGGTCAAAGAACTTGGAGGAAAAGTATCTAAATAATTTTATTCTTACTAATATGGAAAAGTACGACTTTACAAATCACAAATTCAGATGTTCAGGTTTAGGTCATTTAATGGTAAACCCTAGATCTAAGAGTGAAAAGATATCTGAGACTACAAAACAAAACCTTTTAGAAATCTACATCGGTAAACAGTTTGGGAGATTCTACGACATTGAATCAAAATATCTAGACAAAGGTAACTATGCAGAAGAAGATTCTCTTACCTTGGTTACAAATCAGATGGGAAGATTATTGGTCAAGAATAAAGAGAAGTTAGAGAATGAATTTATATGCGGAACTCCTGATGTGGTCGAGAAAGAAAACATTCTTGATATTAAAACATGTTGGGATATATTCACATTCGCAAAAGCCGATGGATCTAATCAATTGTATTATTGGCAATTACAGGGATATATGTGGCTAACAGGTAAGGACAAAGCTATTCTTGCATATACTTTAGTAGATACTCCTCAGCATTTAATATTCTCAGAGGTTCAAAGAAAAGCATACAAACTAGGTATTGCAGATAATGACGAAGAGAGACAAAAGCTAGAAGAGGATGTTGAATTTCAAATGACATATAAAGATATTCCGGAAGATAAAAGAATGAAGTTATTTATGTTCGAAAGAAATGATGCTGATATTGAAAAGCTTAAATCAAGAATCGTTGATGCTAGAGAATATCTAAATTCTTTAACCGGATTATAATGAAAGATATCGCAAAAATGGTAGATATCCATAAGAAGATCAAGCCTGTCATTATACCTAAAGAACTTGCTATAGAAATATATGACTTCGTGTACAGACTTGGATCTAAGACAACTGTAAGGTTGATGATTGAGAATCAGGATTACAAAGAATACCAAAAGAAAGAGGAACAATCTTATTATGAGAATTTGAAGAAGTTCGATAAATTTCTGAATGATAAAATCAAAACTAAGATTGGTTAAATAATATGAGAATAGAAACAGAGGAAAACAGCTTAGAGATTGGGGTAAAGAGGCATATCTTCAATTCCTCACTAAGAAAGATGAGGATTAAGAAAGGTATTTCTCAGAAAGAACTCTGCGAACGAACAGGGATGTCGATGGCTAAAATACAGCCTATTGAACAGCTAAAAAGGATTCCTACGCATGATGAGGCTGATGCCATAGCCGATGCCTTGGATACTACAATAGATCAGATATTACCTCCGGACATATATGAGAAAGTAGTACCTAGAATCAAAGAACTTCCCAATGAGGTATTCTTTGAAGTAACTCCAATGTCGTTATCTTTTAATGAGATAAAACAGTTGAAAAGTACTGAAGGAGATCTTGAAAGGATCGAGGACGATATGAATATGCAGATGATAGTAAAGAAATATATAGAAAGGTTGCAAGATAGGGAGAGATCTGTTCTTGAATTAAGATTCGGATTGAAAGATGGAATTTCTAGAGATTTAGAATCTACAGGAAAGCAATTCGGAGTAACAAGGGAAAGGATAAGACAATTAGAGGCGAAGGCATTTAGGAAAATCAGGAAATGGATGGCTGAGGACGGATTAACCTCAAACAATATATTTTAATTTAGTTTATTTGGTATGAAGAAAAATATCGGTTTAAAAAAAACTGTAGTTATTGGGACTGAGAAAACAAATGATACAGAGATAACGGCTATACTTCCTAGTAAGATAACAATAAGGATAGAAGATTTCGATGATTTTGTTACATCGAATAGGAATATGGAAGTAGAGTTCATATCACAAAATAAACAAGAGATAATGCTCCAAGTTGAAAAGATTCTTGATGCTTGGATTGCGTTGAAGACTGTTTATAGATAGTTTAATTTTTAATATATCATAATGAAAGAGATAAATACTGAGAGGCATATTATTAAATTATGGCTAGATAATATTGAGGATGGAGCTTTGCAACAGGCTAAAAATATTGCAAATCTACCATTCTTATACAAATGGGTAGCTATAATGCCTGATAGTCATGAAGGCTATGGCATGCCTATTGGTGGCGTTGTAGCACTTGATGGAGTAATAAGTCCTAATATGGTAGGAGTAGATATAGGGTGTGGAATGTGTGCTGTAAATACACATATTAAAGTAGAAGATGTTGCTCAAGACCAATTAAAGAAGATTCTAGGAATGGTTAGAGATATTGTACCTGTTGGATTCAATCGTCATAAAGAACAGCAGGATGATAGTCTCATGCCTAAACCTCCGATAACTATATTAGATTCATCCCATATTGTAGGACAAGAGTACGAAGAGGCTAGAAAGCAATTAGGTACTTTAGGAGGTGGAAATCATTTTATTGAGTTACAAAAAAGCGATGAAGGAGAATTATGGGTAATGATACATTCAGGAAGTCGTAACCTAGGAAAGAAAGTATGCGATAACTACAATCTAATAGCTATTGACCTGATGAAAAAATATCATATTCCTGATGTGATAGAGCAAAACTTAGCTTATCTTCCTGTTGGTAGTGATGAAGGTCGGAACTATATTCTAGAAATGCAATATTGTGTAGATTTTGCTTTTGCTAATAGAAAGCTAATGATGGACAGAGTGATTGAATGTATTCTATCAGTATTCCCCGATATGCCTAAAACTGATCAAATGATTAATATCGCTCATAATTATGCAAAGCTTGAGAATCATATGGGGAGGAATGTATGGGTTCATAGAAAGGGAGCTACAAGTGCAAGAGAAGGAGAAATCGGAATTATACCGGGGTCGATGGGTACTAAATCATATATTGTTAAAGGAAAGGGAAATGTAGAATCGTTTATGAGCTGTTCTCATGGAGCAGGTAGGAGGATGAGTAGGGCGAAAGCTGATGAGACAATTACATTAGAGGAAGCAAATAAAGCAATGGAGGGAATTGTATATGGAAGATGGGGAAAGAATAGAAAAGGATATTATGATTTTAGTGAAGCTCCTCAGGCTTATAAAGATATTGATGAAGTAATTGAGAACGAGAAAGATCTTGTAGAGGTATTAGTTGAGTTAAGACCATTAGCTGTAGTTAAAGGTTAAATTAATCTTTTATATATATGAAGGTAAAGGTATATGATTTAGTCAAAGAAGTTCTACTTAGATATCCTGAGACTAGAAATAGTGATCAAAAATTAATTTACATGGTATGGATGAAACAAGGATTAACATCTCCATATCAAGTAGAGAATCCTTTTAATGAGGGCTTATATTTCAAAGATGTTAAACAATTTATGGAATCAGCACATCCTAAAAGTATTATTGAAAATAGAAGAAAGCTTCAGAGGGAGCAAGAGGAGAAGATAATGAATGGAGACTATATAGCCGAATACGATTTGTTAATTGCTAATAGAGAAGTCCTAAAGTTAAGAGAACAAAGAAATCAGGAAAGAGGAACACATGTATTCAGAGATCAAGTTAATTTATTTTAGAAAGCGAAATGACAAAGGAATATAATTACGAAACGATTGAAGTCATAAAAGAAACAATTAGAGTTAATCAAGTATGTTGGAATCCTGATCAGATATACGAACTATTAAAGGAAATACAGAGCGAAAAGACATTTAAAGGATTTGTAAAAATTCATTTTGAAGTAGGAGAACTTCCGGAAATTGTAATATATAGAAAGATATCAAAGGGTAACAAGTAATTGACATCATATGTATCGTAAATGTATTATATATTAGTTAATTAAATTAATCGTTTGAGATTATGGATGACGAGAAAAGGGAGAAATTTATAAAGCTTCTCAAACAAGAACTTCAAAATCGTAATATCGGAATTAAGCAATTCGCAACTATGGTAGGAGTAACTAGAATGGCTGTCTACAGATGGTTTAGCGGAAAATCTGCTATGAGTTTGGATATGTATTACAAAATTCTTGAGGTGCTTGGATGGGAAGATAAAGCAATATAAATTCTTTGAGGTAATTACAAATGAGGATTACATTCTTAGGAAATTTCGAAATAACATTTACTTCAGAGAATCATTACCTGAAGACATTGTTGAAAATGGGTCATCAGGTAGTACCTTTGCAAGAAAGTAAAGCTACTTGGGAGGAGATTTTACAAGAGGCTGAGAAGTCCGATATGTTCTTTTGGGTTCATACACATGGATGGAAAACAGAGGGCATAGAAGGGGTCTTAGAGAGGCTTAAAGAAAAAGGAATACCAACAGTTGGGTATCATTTGGATTTATGGCTTGGGATAGAGAGAGAGAAGGATTTGCAAACAGATCCATATTGGAAGATAGAATACTTCTTCTCTGTTGATAAATTAATGGTAGATATGCTTAATAGTGATGATAAGCTTCCTAAAGGTTACTTTTTACCTGCGGGAGTTTGGGAAGATGAATCATATATTGCTGATTTTGATCCTGAATTTGCTCATGATGTAGTATTTGTTGGAAGCTCTGTATATCATAAAGAATGGCAATATAGATCTAGGCTAGTAGAATGGCTTAAATACACATACAAAGATAGGTTTGTGCATTATGGAAGAGGTGGATTAGGTACAATCAGAGAGAGAGATCTCAATAAGTTATATAGCAGTTCTAAGGTTGTTATTGGAGATACTCTTTGTAAAGATTACAAATATCCATATTACCTATCAGATAGGATCTTTGAAACTACCGGAAGAAACGGATTTATTATTCATCCATATATAAAAGGAATAGAAGATTTGTATAAAATCCCAACTCCTGATAATACTAAAGAAGGAGTTCTAATAGAGCAAAGTCTGATGGGAAATGTTTATACTCATAAGTATTTTGACACATCGGAAGCTGAAATTATTACTTATCCTTTTGGTGATTTCCATTACCTTCAATATTTAATAGACTATTATCTAAAGAATGACGAGGAACGAGAGGCTATTAGAAAAAGAGGGCATGAGAGAACACTAAGAGACCATACCTATACAAATAGGATGCAATTTATTTTAGATACAATAACAAAAAATGCAAACACAAATAAAAGCAAAGATCGTTAAGCCGGTCATAGCAACTCAGAAGAAAACTAGATTGAAAACTATAGATTCATATAGGCTAATTAGAAGTGATTTCGTTGCAGAATTATCTCTTAAACAGGATGGAGCAACAGAAGCCTTAGACTATTCACTAAAAGTATTGGCTGAATTGGGCTTTGAGGTATTTATAACAACTGATAAACTTATTGAATTACAGAAAAAGACAGTAAAGAAAACTAATATTAGTGATAAGAAGTAAATGATTTTATTATTAACACCGGATAGCAACTATACATTCGAGGGTAGAGATAGAAAACTCGATCCGTCAGATGATAGAAACTTAGATTGGAAGGTTGTCAAAGAAACATGGGTAGAAAATGTATATCAGATAAACCCTAGCGATTTTGATGATACAGGGATATTCATAGATATTGGAGCGAATATAGGGGCTGTATCAGTCTATGTAGCAAGCTTCAATAGGGATTTAGAAGTTGGTAAGAGAAGAGTAAAGGTATATTCATATGAACCCGAGCCTCATAATCTTTCATTATTTAGTACAAATGTAAAAAGAAACAAGGTAGCAGATGATATCAAGATTATTACCAAGGCTGTATATCCTCAATCTCCTGTAATGATTAGTAATCAGGGAGGAAATGCAAATGTGTTGAGACCAAACGAGGATTCTGTAGAAGTTGAAGCTGTAAATCTTGAGAATGTTTTTGCAAATAACAAGATTGTTGCTTGTGATGTAATGAAAATAGATATTGAAGGAGCTGAATATGATGTCATAAAAGATGCAAGCATAGAAGTACTTAAGAAGATAAAATACATTACACTAGAATTTGATGGAGGTCATGAAGATCAGTTCGGAGAAATGGTAACTAAACTTGCTGAAGTCTTCAATTTGCACATATTAGGTACTCCAAGTCGTGGAGGCTATATATATGGAAGAAGATATTAATTTAGTAATATTCGAATGAAAAAGGCAATAGAATTCATTAGATTTGTGATGTTTGTGATAGTAATGCCTCTCATGTTGCCAATATTACTATTAATTAATATATTCCTTCTTATTGGAGGACAAGATGCAAAGCATTTTTTAATTGGAATGATGGATGAAGTTATTAAAAGCTATGAGTAAAAAAAAACAAGATAGAATAGATGCTAAGGATAGAGCTACTAAAGTAAGAGAATTACTTCTTAAATTTAAATTAAACAAACATAAAAATGAGCCTATTTAGTGATATTAACAAAGTAGAGATTTTAGGTAATGTTACCGCTGATCCTGAGATTAGATATACAACATCCAATGTCGCAGTATGCAGTATTTCAGTTGCTACGAGTAGGGATTATAAACAGAATGATGAATGGAAGAAAGAAGCTGAATTTCATAGAATAACTCTTTGGGGTAGATTAGCGGAACAGGCTGAAGAGAGACTACACAAGGGATCTAGAATATTAATAACAGGAAGATTGAGAACTAGTAAATGGGAGGATAAAGGAGGAAATACAAGATATAAAACTGAGATTGTAGCTGATGATATGATTCTAATAGATAGATATAATAAGAAATCAACAGAAGGTAAATCTGAGGCTGATAAATATTTTGATGGAGAAGAGGAAGCTACATCCCAAAACGAAGATGAGAGAGCTAACGAAGAAATTTTAGAAGAGGATATGCCATTCTAAATTTAGTACCAAGAGAAATGAAGATAGGATTATTAGCATATAGTTCTAATACAGGACTAGGTTATCAAACTCTAGATTTTGCTAGGAATATAAAATGTTCAAAGATACTTATATCTGATTTGAGCATGCTGAATCATATGCCTGTACATCATGATAGATTTACAGATTTATGTGATGATATAAAGATTGCGGATGGAATGCCAAGTAACGAGGATATGCAATGGCTTTCTGATGATGTAGATTTGGTTTTTGTTTGCGAAACTCCTCTTAATTGGGAATTGTTCAATATTGCTAGAGCAAAGGGTGTTAAAACTGTAATGCAATACAACTATGAATTCCTGAATTACTTTAGATATCCGGATCTTCCTAAGGTTGATGTTCTTGCAAGTCCATCTTATTGGGCTATTAAAGAGGTTGAAGATGCGGGATTTGCATCCGTTAAATATCTTCCTGTACCTATCAATATAGAGAAGATACCAATGAATAATACTGTAGAACTAGAAACAATCATTCACATAATGGGAAGACCTGCAATGTATGATAGAAATGGTACAGAGTTATTCTTGAAGGCTATTAAAGAGATAGGTACTGCATACAATTATAAAATATACATACAAACACCGAAAGAACCCGCAAGTATACAGGTATTGGAGGATTTAAAGCCATTACTAAATGAAGTTCAAGGGATATTAGGCTCAAATTTAGAGGTAGTATTTGATATTGAAGATAATACAGCAATGTATAGAGAAGGAGATTTAATGATACTACCTAGAAAGTATGGAGGATTATGCCTACCACTTTGGGAAGCACTTTCAGCGGGAATGCCGGTAATGATGCCTGATATATCTCCTAATAATAAAGTACTTCCTAAAGAATGGTTAATATCTGCAATCAGATCAGGAACATTAAAAACACATTCAGAGATACCAATGTATTTATCATCTGTATCTGATATTGTGAATAAAGTGGATGAAATCGCTAAGGATTATCCAAGTCAAAGTAAGAAGGCAAGGAAATTAGCCGAAGATATGTCTTGGAATTCTCAGAAACAAAACTATATTGATCTGTTCGAAAGCATATGTCATTAGAAAGACCTGAAATCATAATATACTCTAAAATTGTACATCGTGTAAGTGGACTACATACCTTTGAGAAAGCTCTGATCAAACAGTTGTCGAAGTTTTGTAATTTCAGATATGTATATGATGCCGGAGATCCAAATGTAATAGATCAATTCAGGAAGCTATGCCCTGTTATTAAAAACAATCAGCAGATCATAAGAGGAGATATTTGTATCTATTCAAGTATATATCATGAGCCTAATAACATTCAGGCTAAGAAGTTCGTTCAGATTTATCATTCTGAATTATCTAAATGGGATACAAAGCCGAACACTAAAGATCATATAGATGTTTCTATTGCTGTTAGTCCTGTTGTACAAAAGGATCTCAAAGAGAAGTTTAATATTGATAGTGAAGTGATTCCTAACCTAGTTCCGGACATTGAAGAGAAAAAAGTAATAAGATTCTTAACAGCAACTAGATTAGATGTAGGAAAAGGACTAGACAGGATATTGATATTAGTAAGAAAATTAAGAGAAGAAGGACTACTATTCTCATGGGATATATATGGAGATGGAGCGAATACAATCAAGCAAATGTATTACGATTTGTTCAAAGATTATCCGGAAGTATCATTCAAAGGATATAGGAGTATAGAAGATATGCCTAACTTTATGAGGGGCGTGGACTATGTAGCCCAACTCTCAGATGCAGAAGGATTCTGTTATTCTGTTTATGAATCTCTACAGGTTGGAACTCCTGTAATAGTTACTAATTGGGAAGGAGTAAATGAAGTTGTTGAAGATGGACTAAATGGTCATATAATAGATATGAATGCTGAGAATGTAGATGTACATCTCTTCTACGATAAATTTATCGCTTGTGGTATATTGAAGAAAGCAAACGATACGAGATTGTGGCGAACTCTATTTAATTTATTATTAACAGAGTAAATGAAAAGAATAAAAATTTTGTTAGGATATAATGATTTAGAATTAAACAAAGCAATTGGAATGGGAGAGACATTAGTTGTTAAAGATGATAGGGCTGAATACCTTGTAAGTAGAGGAATTGCACAAATCATAGAGCATATACAAGAAGAAGCTCCTGTAGAAGACCTATCTCAACCTTTAAAGACCCCTGCGGGTATTAGAGGAAAGAAAGAAATTGGCAATAAAGAGATTAAAAGCGTAACAGTTACGAAAGATATTAAAGCTAAAAGAACCTCTAAAAAGAGCGTTTCCAAATAGCCCATAGTAATTAAGTCCCCTACCCTACTCTCAAAAGTACCGATAGGGGAGTGTTAAAAAGCCCGATATACCGGCATTTCTCAAAAATAGGGTATATCTACCTACTAGAGTAGGGGAGTAGATAAATAAGTTTACTCATACATAGACATATGGCAAATATGGAAGAACAAAACAATACAGAAATTACAACAGAAATTACAACAGAAATTGATACACAAAATCCACAAAACGAGGTTGATTCTTTGAATAATAAATCAAATAAAGGAGGTGCAAGAGAAGGAGCAGGAAGACCGAAAGGATCTTTAGATAAAAAGACAATTGACGAGAAGAAAGCATTGGAAAGATTCAAAGACAGAGTCCGTAAGAGAGTAGATAGATTATTCAATGCACAAGCTAGCCTTGCAGAAGGTTTGCAATACATGATTCGAATAGAAACTACTAAGGATTCCAAGGGAAAAGAAATAAAAAAGCATGTTAGAGTTACCGATCCTGATGAAATGATAATGGCATTAGATGAAGGTCTTGGAGATATTGATGGAGAATACTACTATCTAACTTCTAAAGATCCTGATAACAAAGCTTTGGATTCTCTAATGGATAGAACATTTGGTAAAGCTCCTCAGGCGATAGATATGACAAGTAAAGGCAAGAGAATAGATGGTTATGTATTAGAGATTATAGATAAGCGAGAGGATGTAGACAAAGACGATGAAACAGAAGATTCAAGCGAGTAAAGTCTATGCAGATATAGTACAAGCCGAAAGAGAGGGTTATAATGTAATCTTACTTCAGGGAGGATCTCGTTCAACTAAAACTTGGAGTATTTTTCAGTTCTTCGAGATGAAAGCTCTCAATCATGAGAAGTTTGATGTAACTATTACTAGAGAATCTTTAGAACTAAATAGAGATACTCTCTTAGTAGACTTCCAAGAAATGGATGAGAAATACAACCTAGATGTTGCTCCTGATATTAATCCTGAGAGACCTAGACAAAGGTACATGATAGAGAACGGAAAGTTCAATTTTTGGGGTCTTGATAAACCTAAAAAAGCTCATGGTAAGAAACAGACCTATACATGGATGAATGAAGTAATAGAAATTCCTAAAAAAGATGTATTTGATCAGTTGGAAATGAGAACTGAGAAACTCATGATATTAGACTACAATCCTTCTGATGAAGATCATTGGGTATTTGATTTACACAAGAGACCTGATGTAAAGGTTTTATATTCAACTGTTAAAGACAATCCATTCATTTCAGAGAAACAGTATCAAAAGATAATGAGCTATGAGCCTACTGAGGAGAATATAAAGAATGGAACAGCTGATAATTATATGTGGGAGGTATATGGATTAGGTCATCCGGCTAAATTACAGGGCTTAATCTATGAGAATTGGGATATTGTTGAGGCAATACCTGAAGATGCTAGAGATTTGGGTATTGGGCTTGACTTTGGTTATACAAACGATCCTACTGCTCTAATAGATATCTATATGTACAACAATGAGATATACTTAGATGAGCTTATATATGAAATAGGATTAAAGAATACTTCTCCTATCAAATCAGAGAAAACTATTGTAACTTTGATGAGAGATTTAGGAATAGGAGCAAGAGAAATAACAGCTGATAGCTCAGAACCTAAGTCTATTGACGAAATCGCTTCGCATGGATTTAATATAAATGGAGCGGTAAAAGGAGAAGATTCTGTAAGGTATGGTATTGATCTACTAAAAGGGTATAAAATACATATAACTAGAAGATCTGTAAACTTACAGAAGGAATTTAGAAAATACAAATGGGCTGAAGACAAATATGGGAAGAGTTTAAACATTCCTGTAGATGCATTCAATCATGGTTTGGATGCAGTAAGATATAGAGTAGCCAAAGTATTAGGAAATAAATATGAGGTAAAGATATATCCATCTGGTATACTAAATTGAAATTATTATTTTAAGTTAATAATAAATATATATGTACACATTGCCTAAAGGTACTCCATTATCAAAACAGGTAATTATAGATGCGATTAATTGGAACGAAGAAATGAAGAAGATGTATTCTCAAATGGACGATTACTTCAGAGGGAAACATCAGATTACAGAAAGAACAAGACCGGAAGGGATTAAAAATAACAAGATTGTTATAAATCATCCTAAATATATCACTAAGATTAATGTAGGATATTTCCTATTGAATCCTGTTGAATACCAACTACAAGGGAAAGATTCAAAGAATAGTGATGCTCAGAAGGCATTAGATGAGCTTATGGAAGTATATAAGAAGCAAACTATTGCGAATATTGATAAGAAGCTTGCAAAAGATGATTCAAAGTATGGCATATCGTATGAATATATTTATGCAAATTCTCAGAGTTTACCTGTCTCAAAGACTGTAAATCCTAAGAATATTATTCTTGTTAGGGACGACAGCATGGATCACGAGAAGATGTATGCAATTATCTACGAGGCTGTAAAGAAAGAGGAAGGCAAAGACAAGGAGGCTGAATATATTGGAGTATGGACTATTGATAATAGGGAGAAGAAGACATACAACATCAAACTAGAAGTGAATGGATCTGTAGACCATGCCTTTGGAGAAGTCCCTGTTGTAGAGTATGAGAATAACGATGAGAGAATTGGAGATTTCTATGATGTGATTTCATTGGTAGATGCATATAACATGCTTTGTTCTGATCGTGTTAATGATAAAGAGGCTCTTGTAGATGCTCTACTTGTCATCTATGGATTCGGATTAACGGATGAGCAGATAAGGCAATCAAGAGAACAGAGAGTTATATCTGCCCCTAAGAAGACTGAAGGTGCTGAGGTTACATATGTTACAAAGGAATTGAATGAAGAGCAGTTAGAAGTATTAAAGAAAGCAATTGTTGATGATATCCATAAGATATCAATGACCCCTAACATGACCGATGAGAACTTTGTAGGAAATAGTTCGGGTGTTGCAATTAACTTTAAGTTATTCCCATTCAGGATCAATATTCAGGATAAAGAAGCTCCTTTTGAACTAGGACTAATGGAGAGAATCAGAATATACAACAATTACCTTGTTAAGACTAAACAGAGTACAACTCAATTACCTATCCATAACATAGATGCAGTATTTAAGAGAAGCCTACCTCAGAACGATTACGAGACCTCTCAAATGATTGTAAACCTAATGGGTAAAGTAAGTGATGAGACATTGATATCTCAACTATCATATATTCAGGATGCAAGTGCAGAACTCGAGAAGAGAAAGAATGAAATCATAGAGGCAATGAAAGGTGTAACAGAAGAATATGGAACGGACAATGCAAATGATGAGGAAGATATAGAAGAAGACCAAGATACAACAGAAGAGGTATAGCTAATTTGTAGTACCAACTAGATAGATGGCTAATACTGAGGAGCTAACATCTGAATATTGGATAAAGAGATCTGTAAGAAGACTTTCATATAGTGAGGTGTACGCTATTAAGACCCTTGCTCAACTATCGGATTCGTATAAGCAAGCTCAGAATAATATACAAACTCAAATAGATTCTCTATATGCTAACTATGCTGAAAAGGGAGTATTAAAAAAGGAAGAGCTTAGAAGGGCTTTAAATGCTAACGAAAAGGCTAAATTCATTCTCGATGTTAAGAAGAAAGCAAAGGAACTAGGAATTAAGTATAGCGATATTGTAGATGAAAGATATCTATGGAGATTATCGAGATTAGAAGCACTTCAAGAGCAAATCAAATTAGAAATAGCTGTACTTGGTCAAAAGGAGGAGAAGCTTACAACAGAATCATATAGGAAGACTGTAAAGGATTCATACTCTAGATTTCAACAAGATTTACAGAAGCAAGGGATAACACCTGCATTCGCTACACTCTCTGATGCTGTTACTAACGCAATCATTACTTCTAAATGGGAAGGTAGAGACTTTAAGACTAGTATTTGGAAGAATAAAACAAAGCTTATGCAAGAGCTTCCTTCTTTACTTGCTAGTTCAATGATATCAGGTCAAAGCCCCGCAGTAGCCTCTAGAACACTTCGAGATAGAATGCAAGTAGGATTATCTGATGCTAGGAGACTAGTAATTACTGAGACAAACTATATGCATGGTCAAGGAGAGCTTCAATCATATGTTGATGATGGCTTTAAGGAATATGAATATGTAGCAATACTAGATGAAAGAACATCCAAGATATGCGAAGGACTTGATAACAGGGTATTTAAAGTTGAAGATGCTGTAGTTGGAGAAAATTATCCTCCAATGCATGCTTATTGCAGAAGTACTACAGTTCCGGTATTTGAGAATGAAGTTGAAGGTAGGAAGGTTACAGAATCTACTAGAACATTCAAGAATAGGACTGCAAGACTAGAGAAGACTAAGAAAACAAACATCGAAAAAGAGAGAACATTGTTATATACAAAGATGAATTTAACCGAAGAGGAAACAAGTCAATTCACAAATGATATCTTTAATAATGCAGATGTGGATATCAATGTGGATAAATTAACCGCACAACAGAAGCAATTTATTGTAGATTCAGGACTAACTATCCACAATGACCTCCCTGAAGATATGCCTCAAGTACTTGGAATGTATAAAGAGGGAGGAAATAAACTTTACTTTAATAGCCCTGAGCTTTCTAAACTTCCTGAGGCTAGGTCTCAGCAAGTAATATTACATGAACTTGGTCATGCTGTAGATGCAAATAAGAAGTTATTTGATACTTCTATCTCATTTGAACCTAAAGGGCTAGACTACAGTACTACAAAAGTAAATCCAAATGGTAGATTTTCACAATCGAAAGAGTTTCAGATATTAATGACTGATCAGGTAGATGCCGGAGTATCATTAGATGCTATGGGAGTTGCAAAGCATAGAGTTGAAGTAGATTTAGAGGATTCAGGGTATGATTACATTATCAAGAATATGAATGTAGAGGACTTTAAGAAGGCTGTTTTAATTGGAGATCCAATAAAGACAAATGATGGAGGTTCTATTGATATCAACTACTTCAATCTAACAAATATATTTGAGCCTACTGAAATATTCGCAGAAGCATATTCTATGTTCCATACAGAACCTAAAATATTGAAGACATATTCTCCTGAGATGTATAGATATATAAATTATGTATCGAATCTAAAATGAAGAAAATAATACTGAAAGATCCTGAGCTAGGAACTGCAAATATATCTACTACACAAAGCAAAACAGTAAAGAGAAGAAGAAAGAGTAAGATCAAGGCTTTATTAATTAGAATGAAGAAATTTAGAGGCTATTAAATATGATATTTGCATTTCTTTGAAAGAATGCTATATTAAGTTAAGAATTATACTCTGATCGAGTATAAACATCATTGAAATTTTCCCAGAAATTTAAACAACCCGACGGGGGTAACCGGTATTTAATTTTTATCTTTGGTACAATGCCAGAATTAGATAAAAACAATAACCTTGAAGTTGATAATCCTACAGCTTCAGACAAAGGTGCAAACGATAAGGATGACAAGGGTACTCAGGGAACTGAAGATCCTAAATCTTTTACTCAAGAGCAAGTCGATGAGATCGTTTCGAAGAGGATTAACAAAGAATCTTCTAAATTCGAAAAAAAGCTTCAAGAGATGCAACTAAAAATGCAAGAAGATGCTGAACGATATTCGAAGATGAGCGAAGATGAGAAAAAGAAAGAACAGGATGAGCGAAAGAGAAAGGAAGACGAGGATAGAGACCGAAATCTCACTTTGAGAGAGAATAAGCTCGAAGCTCGTGAGAAACTTAGTGAGCTTAATATGCCTAGTGTATTTGTAGATATAGTTCTTAATGTAGATCTAGATGCTCAAAACGACAATATCGAGAAGATACATAAAGCATGGACTACAGCAATAGCTGAAGAGGTTAAAAAGCAAACTAAAGGAGAAGCTCCTAAAGATCCTAGCTCTACTGAAGGGGATGATAAAGATTCGGAAGAAACTGGATCATTCTTTATGTAATCGAAGGATTACGCTTTTTAATATGAGTTTTTGATAAAATGTCTAAAACATTACAACCTGCAAACAATGTTGTAATCTCTGATGGAGTAACAGCTGATGATTTAAAGCTTCAGTATGGGAAAGTTCAGGGTACAATAGCTGCAAAATTTTCATTTAGAGATTTAGTAAATATCAATTATTTAAACGAGCCTATTAAAGGTGGTACAGTTGAAGTCGCAAGAGTGAAAACTGCTACATCTCAAGCTTATGGTACTGCTAGAACAGCAGGAAATGGTAACAAGCTAGAGAATAATAGTGCCGATGTTAAGATTGATACCGATAGAGAAATCGCTGAGGAGATGAACGCAAAGGATTTAAGACTTTGGAACAAACTTGGTGATATCGCTGTTTTGGAGAGTAGGAAAGATAACTTTGCTTTAGCAATGGGTATCGAACTTGAGAAAGCTTACTATGTTAAACTTCAGCAACTTGCTGTAGCTAATGGCTTAGTAAATGTATCAGGTGAATCTACAATTCAAGATAAATTAGCACTCTTGATTCAGACCTTAGAAGCTGTCGAGAATGATAATGTTGAGAAAGTTGATAGATCAATGATGGTTTTGACCCTATCTTCTAAATGGTACGATGAACTAGAGGAATACTTTGTAAACCTCGAGAATCCTATCTCCGGAAGAACAGATGCAAAATCATTCAGAGAAGTAGAAGTAAGAAGAGCTACAAGACAAGGATTTGATGCAATAGTTCAAGTTGTTGGATCTGTAGCACAACCTGTTGTATTTGATGAATTCTATACAGCAAAGCCAACCTTCAGTAATGATAGGTATGCTTACATGTCTTACTACTTTGGAACTGGTGGTGTCATGCCTGAGTTAGTATTCGCATGTGCATTGGATAGTGATATTAGTGCTTAATAGTTAATATTAGTACTAGGTAAAGATGGAAGATGTCATTGCTAGGATTAAGGGATACGCTTTAGTTATGTATCCAACACTATTGACAGATACAGGAGTTACAGATGATCAATTAGATTATTTTGTAGCCGATGTCGTTGATAGAGCCTTGGTATACATGAATAGAGATCAGTTAGTTGTACAGTATGAAGAAGATGTAGCAGATTACGCAAGCGATGACGATATTTGGGATCGTTATGACTACCCTATTCCACCTAAGCTAGAAAGAACACTAGCGAATGTGGTTGTAGGAGTTGTAAGAACGATAACAGCTAGGAATGATTCTGATACTAGAGAAATAACAAGTATCAAGGATCAAGGACAAGAAGTACAATTTGGAACAGAACTGACTAACTTCCTTACTTCTAGCAATGACGCTGAAATCTTTACAGGCTCTTTAACATTGCTCGACCGCTATAAACTAGGTACAGTATTAGGATCTACTAAATCAGTTTATCCTACTAGACCTTTATGATAGTACCGAACTCTTTTAAAAAGGCAATAAAGGATACTTTTTATGATAAAGTATTTGACCTTTACGATGTTACTACAGAACCGGATACAGAGGGTTTTGTAAGGAAGGGAGAACCTGCTGTAAAAACAGGTAGCTTCATGGGTAATATAACATTCGAAGGATTTGATTCTATAAGAGAGGAACATGGTATTGATGTAGAAATAAATGCAATAGTAACTACAGATGAGGATATCTCATTAGAACAGGTCTTTGCATACGGAGGTATCTTTTATAAGGTCATTAGAGCAATAGAAAATGATAGTCATAACTTGTTAATCGTTCAAAAATGCTTATTAAGGTCGTCAATCTCGATAAGTGTATAAAGAAGTTTGGAGATCTTAGTGGTATTAATTTAATGCCTGAGATTAACGAGGGTGCTAGGAAGGTACAAAGGACAGCTAAAGATTTAGCTCCTGTTGATACCGGTAACCTTCGTAATTCGATTCATTATAAGTCATACCCAAAGCAACAATCTGCAATTGTGTATACGATTGTCGATTATGCTCCATATCAGGAGTTTGGAACGAGCAAGATGGAGGCTCAACCCTTCATGATTCCGTCTATGAATATAAATAGAATAGGAATCAATCAGAGTATGCAGAAATATATTAGAGATTATTTAAGGGATAAAGCAAAATGAGTACAACAATGCAAGATCAAAAAGCTACAATCTACAACAAGTTGAAGGAGATCACTACGCTTACAGTTGATGGTCATTCAAAAACTGTAAAAGTATATCAAGAACGACCTGAGGAGATTGTCTTAGAGGATTATATTGCGATAACCTTTCTCTCTAGTAACGACATCCCTGAATATGACTTATCAAATGAAATAGTGAAGCAAGATACTGAATTGAAGGTAGATTTATGGGGTCTAACTTCTTTAGATACATCTGCATTAATTACAGCTGTAGAATCCAAATTAAGGGAGCTTAAATATAAGCTCATTTATAATCAGGATATTTCAGATCCTAAGGGATACGCTCATAAAACAACAAGATTTAATTTTTAGTTTTAAAAAAAATGTCTGAAGCACAGAAATCAATGGGTACAACGCTTACAAAGACAAGTGGTAGCTTAGTAGTTGCCGGTCTTACAAGCATTGGCGAAATTGGTATAGAAAGCGATGAGATTGAGACTACAACTCTTGATTCAGAAGATGGATTTAGAGAATTTGTAGCAGGTCTTAAAGATGGTGGAGAGGTCGCTATTGCCGGTTTCGTCAAGACAGAAGCTTCTTATGAGGCTCTCATAGCATTATCTAATACTCAAACTGTAGAAAGTTGGGAAGTCGAATTCGAATCAGGGGCTAAATGGTTCTTGAGAGCATTCGTAAAGATGATGAAAGAAGCGGAAAATGCAGTTGATGGAGTTAGAGGTTTTACAGGTTCGTTGAGAATTACTGGTAAACCTGTTTACTCATCTACTGGTATTAGTGCCTAAAACTTGAATGCAGGTTAGCATTAGTTAGCCTGCACTAAGTTGTAGGTAAATACAACTATAATTTTATTTTTAAATATATGGAACTCAAATTTACCCCTAGAACAATTAAAGAGATTGAGGACATTACAAAGAATCCGGTATCGGATCTTTTAACTACATTCTCAATAGGCAATTTGGCTATACTTGTTAGAAAAGGTGCGGGATTAGAAAATGAAGATCAAGCCTTAGACTTGATAGAAAAGCATTTTACTGAAGAAGGTGGAGATATGTATACATTATTTATCGACATTATGGAGAATTTACAAAAATCGGGTTTTTTTCCAAAGGGGGTGGATCTGAGCGAAGTGAGGGAGATGTTGGTGAGCGGAACAGGTCTAGACCTCAGTACTTTGGTGAATTATGGGAATCAGGAGAAGGAGTAGCAATTAAGATTGGATTAGATTTAGAGACCTATTGGACGATAAGTCCGAAACAATTTAAGAAGTACCTTGATGTGTTCCAAGAAAGGGAAAAAGAAAGGATACAAGAAATAGATTATATGAATTATTTACTAGGGAAATATATAGGATATGCAGTAAATGATCCTAAAAAATATCCTAGAAAGCCTTTCTTAGACAAGATTGAGCTTGAACAGAAGAAACCTAAAGTAATGAGTTCTTCTGATATGGAAAGGATGGCTAGGGCAAACACTCTTAAATTAGGAGGAGAACTTAAAACAAATGGCAATGACAGTTGAAGAGCTACAAGTATTGATTTCTGCTAATGCAGATCAATTTACAGGAGAACTAGTTAAAGTTCAGAATCAGCTCAAACAATTAAATACAAGTACAGCAAGTATAGGTAAAGCTACCGGAAAAAATCTTTTCGCTAGTATGACCAAAGCCGGAGTAATTGCTAATGTATTGACAAGTGCAATTACAGGTGTTGCGAAGGGTGTTGCTAATATGAGTAAGGATGTTATTTCAGGAGGTTCAGCTCTTGCTCGTTTGAGAGTAGCTAATAGTGCTGTTGCAACTAACTTAGGAATGACCGGAGAACAAATTCAGAACCTTAGAGACGATTTAGCAGATGCAAATACATATGGTATTAAAGCTGAGAATATTATATCTTCTCTTGCCCTCTCTGGATTAATGGATTTGTCAAAGAGCCTGTCTTTCGTTGATGCAAGATCAGGAGAAACAGAAACAGGTGTTACAGCCTTAACTCTTGCTATCAAAGATCTTTCAGCGGCTCGAGGTATAGATTCGGATTTAGGTATTGAGAGAGTTTCTAAGTTTATCCAAAGCGGTAGGACTGAACTTGTTGAGGGTATCATTGAGATTGGTAACCTTACAGATGAATATCAAGCATTTGCAGATTCGTTAGGTAAATCAGCAGGGGATTTAACAGCACAAGAGAAAGCAATGGTTAGAATGAATGTAACTATGAGAGAAGCTCAGAAGTCATTTGGAGCTTATGCATTAACATATAATACTTCTGGAAAGATATTTTCATCTATTAAGATGATATTAACTTCCATTAAGGAGGAAATTGGATCTAGGATAGAGCCTGTATTGAGAACCGGAGGAATGGCTATATTGGAATTCTTCAGAGGAATTCAAGAGGCTATAATGGGTTCAGGAACAACGATTCAAGATGTATCGAATAAGATAGCTGGCTACATGGTCGCATTAGTTAGGATAATCGGGAAATTGGGTTCTAATATTCCCTTCTTAGGAGCAGGATTCAAAAGGCTTGCAGATTTTACTTTGAAGCCTATACAAACTCAGAAATCATTGAATAGTTCCTTGGGTAATACAAGTGGGGCTATGAAAGATACTTCTGATAGTGCAAAGGATTTAAAGAAAGAACTTGCAGGACTAGCAGGGTTTGATGAAATGAATGTTTTAAAGCCCGCAGAAGAGACAGGAACAACAGGATCAGCTTCAATAGGAGGAATAGATACCTCGGCTGTTGAAGATGGTCTAGGAGGCATAGAGGACACTACAGAGGCGATAATGGGATATGCTAAGAAGATAGAAGAATTCTTTACTAGAATCTTTACAACTGTAAAAGAAAAAATAAAAGAGTTTACTCAGCCTATTGTTGATTTCTATAATAAATATCTCAAACCTATACTAGAATTCTGGTGGACTATGATTGAGAATCAAATAAAACCTGCTCTTGAAAGGCTTGGAGCAGTATTCTCAGAATTGTTTACTAGTATTTTTGGTAAGGGTACTCCAACTGTAGATATACTTAAAACAATTGCAGAAGTAATAGGCATTGTTATAGTAGGAGCTGTAACAGTCGTAATATGGCTTATTGCAAGAGTGATTGACATCATTACTGGACTTGTCGCAATTACTAAATGGGTTGTTGATGGAATGATGAGTAGTTGGAATAGTTTCATAGATATGCTTGCAAATATAATTCTCTGGTTTAGAGAAGCCGGAAATAAGATAACTAATTTCTGGAACAATTTAAAGCAAGGAGCTGTAGATGCATGGAATACAATTAAGAATGTCTTTGGGACTGTTGCTAGTTGGTTTGGTAGCATATTTAGCAATGCATGGAACAAGGTCAAATCTATATTTAGTGCAGGTGGATCAGTATTTCAAAATATAACAAATGGTATTTCTAGTGCATTCAAAAGTGTTGTAAATAGTTTGATTAGAGGTATTAATAATGTAGTTTCCGTACCATTCAACGCAATCAACAATATGTTGAATAAATTGAGAAATACAAGTATTGCAGGAATGAGACCATTTTCTTGGTTACCTTGGATATCAACTCCATATATTCCATATCTTGCACAAGGTGGTGTTGTATCATCTCCTACGCTTTCAATGATTGGAGAAGCCGGTAGAGAAGCTGTAATACCTCTTGATAGAAATACCGAATGGATGGAAGAGATTGCACAAAAGATTAGCAATTTTGGAGGAGGAGGAAATGGACAACCTTTGATTATTAAAATCGGAGAAGAAACAATATATGATGGTATGGTAGATTTTATGAGAAAGAAAGGTTTAAGAACCGGAACTAACATATTAAGCTTATAAAATGGCTGTCAAAACATACGAAGTAAAAATAGGAACAACAGAATTAACTCTTAAAGGATTTACTGTTGAGAGGAATAAACTATGGAGTGATGCCGATAGGAATATGGATGGAGATCTCAAAGCAAAATTTGTAGGAGTATTTCCTAAATTAAATCTAGAATTCGGATATCTTACTGAGAGCGAATTGAAAGATATTTTAACACTATTAGAGCCGGCTACATTGTCAGTCTCTTGGTGGGATACCAAATTAGGGGATTATAGGACAGCTGATTACTATGCAGGAGATTTCTCTTATCCTTATTGGAGTAAGTCGAAAGCAATGTATGCTCCTTTTACCGTTAATTTGATCCCATACAAGAAAATATGATTAGTGTAAGTGAAGCATTCAAAACCGCAGTAAAGGCAAGCTCAGCAGAATTCTCAGCCTACATAGATGATAACGAAGGCAATGAGATTACAAATGCTGATGATTTAAAGAACTGGACTATTAAAGCTAATGGTTACATGTTTCAAACAATCCTTAGAGAGGCTACTGCTGTATATTGGGGCGATGTATCACTAAAAGGAAAGCATGTTAATCTTGGATTTGGAGTAAAGCTTGCAGATACAAGCATCGAAACTGTAGATATGGGAACTTTTTATGTAACCGATGAAGTTGAGGATAAAGATACAGAACAGGTAACAGCTACAATGTACGATAAAATGTATGAAGCATTGAAATCGTATGCCCTATTTGATGTTGAATATCCAATGACCTTGAAGCAGTATGTAGAAGCTATCTGTACAGAGCTAGGATGGACTTTAGGTACTGCAACATTCTTAAATGATGATGTTGTAGTTAGTGCTGATCTATTTGCATTGCAAGGATTAACATACAGAGATGTTTTGGAACAAGTTGCAGAACTTACCTGTACAATGATCTATTTCAATAACGATGATGAATTAGTATTAGCTCCTTTAGGTTCTAGCTCAGTAGAAACTCTTAATACAAGCCTACTAAAGAAATTGGATACAGAGGCGAACTTCGGAGCTGTCAATAGTGTTGTTTTAGCTAGAACTCCTGTAGAACAAGATTTTGTTTATGATGGAGGATATGAAAGCCCCCCTATTCTACTTGAAAGTGGAGATACCCTACTCTCTGAAGATGGACAAGACCTACTCTTGGAAATCCTTGTAGAGATAGATGGTCTATATCAAATCAGGTTTGAGAATAATATGTTTACTGATGCCGATCCTGATACTTACCTACCTTCATTGAGTACTGCATTAACAGGATTAACATTTACTCCATTCGAAGTAAAAACAATCTTCTTGGGATATCTAGAACTTGGAGACAAGGTAACTCTTGTTGATAGAAATTCAGTTTCGTATACCTCATATATTTGTGAAATTGAACTTAAAGTCGGAGATGAAATCAAAGAAATAATCAGAACTCAAGTACCTGAAAAATCTAGAACTAACTACAAGAAATCTGCAGGGGTCATTACTAATACCATGAAGAAGACTGAACTCGATGGAGATAGAAACATTAAGGATGAGACAATAACGAGTGCGAAGATTAAAGAATTGACTGCAGATAAAATTAAAACTGGTGCTTTACAAGTGGGAACTGAAATCACAATTCCGGATGATGATGGAAATGTTTTAATTTATATAGCTAATGTGGAGGTAGAAGAATAATGGGACTAGTAAAGAAGGCTCTAATATATACTTTAAGACCAAAGACAGGATTAGATGCTAGGACATGTCATCCTAGATTTCGAACGATTGATAGTACTAAGAATCATTTAAAGGAAAAAGGTAAGTACAATTTAATTTTGAATATAGCTAGATAATGTCTGCTCCTGCTAATAGTGAAGCTCCCTTTTTTAGGGATATACAACACAATCTAGGGTATAAACCGATAGTAAGGGCATTCGTTAGCATAGATGCTTATGCATTGAGGGGTTGGAGACAAGTCCCATTTGCATACTATGATAGAGTTTGGGTTGATGGCATTGGATGGGCTATTGAGGGTAGATCTGTTTTTTATGAACATTTGGATGATAATACAATTAGATTTTATGGAGCTGAGAATATGGAAATTGTTGTGTTTTTATATTTAGAACCTAGGGAGGATGCATGGTATGAGCAGTAAGCCTATTACAAAAATAGCAAGAAAAGGATTTGATGCAAGATATTGCGATGACAAAGATCTGTCCTTCAGTTCTGAATGGAAAACTCCGAAGATATTTAAACAAACCTCAAAGAATTGGATAAACACTCTAGGTTATGTACCTGCATTTATGGGTTTCAGACAACTCAACAGCTCAGTACCATTTACAGCATTGAATACATATGAATATATATCTGCAGGCTTCGATACCTCTTGCTTCACTCATGCAAATCCTTCGCTCATGGAGTCTCCTGACCTTATGGGAGTTACATTTTATGACAATGACTTAATTATCTATCCGTTTAGTGGTTATAGTTGGGGTACTGATTGGGCTGATGAAAATGCATTTGCCCTACTCTTTTTAGACTCAATTTATGGAGACACTCCTACTACATATCCACTAAAATCAGGAGGAGTATATTTGCTTGGTAAAGGAGATATGGATGTACGAACCGCATTTCCTGCTGATAACTCTATGGATAGTCGTTTCGATTCTCTGAAGATATTTAAGACAGGCAAATTAGAACTTAAAGTTCCCGAAAAGACATTCGGAATATCTGAGGTATATCAAGTTTATACTGCAGAGATAGAGCATAATCTTGGATATGCTCCTGTATATTTACCTGAAGCGGGTGTAGGTTGGGCTTTGGATAGTTCACTTGACGATGATGATTTCATAGTAAATGACAATTTAGGAAGACTTCCGGCTAGCATTGCAGGTATTAATTCTGCTCCTGTACTAGATGTGTATATTGATTCTAATAAACTGTATTTAAGACTTTGGAGATTCGCCAACGATTGGAGTACGAGACATTACAATGCGGTTACAATTACTTTATACTATACTATCTTTTATAATGAAATTGGAGAAGAATTTGATTTATATGAATTCTAATTTATTTTATAAATATATATGGGAACAAAGATAACCGAATTAGCCACAATAACAGATGTAGCAACAAACGATTTACTAACAGGTGTAGATGTTAGTGATACTTCTGGATCTGCAAATGGTACAAACAAAAAATTCACAAAAGCAAGTTTATTAAGTGGATATGCACTAGAGGCTTATCAGCTTTCCGGATGGAATCCTTTAGGAGAAACATTAGTATATGTTAGTGTCGATGATCCTACTGGTGTAGTTAAAGTAACTGGAGAGGATGTTACGGACAAATTATCTGTTGGTATGCGATTAATGTTTACAAACGGAGGCAATGTTATCAAAGCAATCATTACAGCAATAGCTTTTTCGACAGATACAACAATAACATTCTTACATGAGATAGATCCTACAGATAGCCAAGCTCTTACATTAATGGGAAATTCTGCGATTACATTGCCATATTTCTCAACACAAAAAGCACCGTATGGTTTCCCAACGGATCCCAAGAAATGGACAATTGCAGTAAGAACAGCGACAGCGACCTCACAGGCGAATCCCGTTTCGGGAACATGGTATAACTTGGGCGGTTCTATAACTTTGCCTATCGGTGCTTGGGTTGGTGGTTATCAGACTATACTAAATGCAACAAGGGCTTCCGCTTCTCCTGCACAAGCGTATACAACATTATCTACAACAGGTAGTACTGTTGGAGATGGAGACTTAACAACATATAACTCGTGCGAATATCTTGTCAATCCAAATACTCTTAGAAGATATGTAACAGTCGCTGGTTATCAAGTAGTCTTAACTGTAAAAACGACATATTATCTAAATGGTTCTGTTTTAGGAACAAATCACACAGATTTGACAATAGGAGTTTCTGGATCTGTCAATCTCACGATTAGATTCACTTGTGCATATCTTTAATTTAGTGTTTTAAGGAAATGGGAATAAGGACATCACAATTAACTGAAAATACAACATTAAATGCACTTGATTTACTCTATGGGGTTGATGTTAGTGATTTAACTCATTCCCCTGATGGTACTTCTAAGAAGATAAAGTTATCCACATTGATATCATTCTTGGAAGCGAATATAGATAGCTTGAATTTGGATAGTTTTGATCCTTCTGCAATTATCACTAAAGCTGATAGAATAAGAGATAACGATAATGATACAACACTGCCCACATCTGGGGCTGTTGCTGATGCTATTGATAATGGTTTACTTTATGGGATGCATCGACAGGCGATAATAAACGGAAATTTTGACATATGGCAAAGGGGTACTAGTGTAGCTGCGGTTACTACGAATACGTTTGATTTAGCCGATAGATGGAAGAGATGGATTAGTGCTGATAGTGGGACATTGCCTACACTAACACAATCTAGACAAGCTGTTGCTTCTGGAGAACTCGAAAATTCTCAGTACTATTATAGAGTTTCTCCTAATGGAGCAGGTTCATCATTGGGAGCATCTTCATATCATTTCATAGAACAGTCTATTGAAGATGGTACTAAATATCTTTGTGGATTAGGAAAGAAGGTTACAGTAAGTTTTTGGGCTAGGAGTAACATCCTTAATAAAAAGATTGGAATTGGACTTGTTCAGGCTTATGGAAATGGAGGCTCAACAGCGGAAGATCTCGTAGGCGAGAATTTTACATTAACTTCGGATTGGACGAAATATATTTGTACAATTGATACTAATACCTTAGTAGGGAAAACATTCGGTAGTACACCCGCAAATCTCTCTTTGGGAATATATTTTATGTGGGGTTCTGGAACTTATGGGACAAAAGTCGGTTCTACTGGAGTAGCCGAAACATTTGTAGGGAGTGGGAATATAGATATAGCTCAGATACAGCTTTGTGCCGGCGAAGATGCCTTACCTTTTAGTCCAAAGTTATATACAGAAGAACTAAGAAATTGCCAACGATATTATTATAGGATTAGTAGAGGAGAACAATATGAAGCCTTTTCGCCATATTGTAATGCTAGAAATACCACCACAGTTGACTTTATGATTATAACTCCAATTCCGATGAGGATTAAACCTACATTCGAGTATAGTTCATTAGCTCATCTTATGGTAGGAGATGGATCAGGAGCTTTAGTACCTTCGGGAGTTGTTGCATACTCATCCACGAGATATGCAAGTAACTTATATCAATCCTCATTTACAGTAAGTGGAGCAACACAATTTAGAAATTATTATGGAGTATTAAATACCGCAGGATCATATATTGCATTAAATGCAGAACTTTAACTTATATTTATGAAAATGAAAAAAATCTTATTAAAAATACTAATGCATTTAGGAATATTTTCTATAATTGGATTATTAATATATTTGTACAGAGTACATATCTGTGCATTGTTATTGTATTGGATATTTAGTAATTGACAGCCAAAAACTATCTGTTAATATATAAAAAGAATAAAATGAAATTTCTAGATAATCTAAAACAACTGTCCTACAAGATGACCAAACAACTAGAAACTGTTAAAGAGGGGTTCGGACTATTCAAAAAAATGACAGAGTTTGTAAAACATAACTTTGTAGCTTCACTTCAGACTATTTTGCTTTTAATTATTGTCTCTATTGGTGTTGGAGCTATTTACTATGCTCCTAAGTTTATGGAAAAGTATTTAACAAAAAACAATACTTATACTGTCGAGGAGACCAAACAGGGCTTCGAAACTGATGGAATAATAAATGCGATCTTATCAGATATGCTAGTTGATTATAGAGCTGATCGAGCAAAGGTAATTCAATTTCATAATGGAACACATAATCTAGGAGGAGTACCATTCAGGTATTTCTCGATTACACATGAGAGTGTTGATACTGGAATCTCTTCGGAGATTTCTAACTTTCAGGATATTCCAACAAGCGTATTAGGCTCTTATGCTGAACAGATGATTAATCATGAACTTGTTAGAATTCCGGATGTATCTGCAATGACAGTAAATACATTCAAACAATTACTTGAACAGCAAGGTATAACCGGAAAGTGTATGTATCCGTTATTTGATGATGCCGGTAGATTTGTAGGATATTTAGGTTTAGACTATGTTGGTAGGAGTATACCAAGTACATCAACAGGGGGCTGTATTTGCGATACTCTTATCAGAGAGGCTAAAACAGTACAGAATGTACTCTTTAGTAGTAACTAAATTTAGTTTACTAATAAAATGGCTTATACGCATGGAATAGATATTTCTAAATGGCAAGGAGATGTAGACTTCGCAAGAATAAAAAAGGCTACGCAGTTTGCTATTATCAAGGCTACTGAAGGAGTTGGGTATACAGATCCTAAATTTAAAAGAAATCAAGAAGGTTTTAGGAATGTCGGTTTGCCATTAGGATATTATCATTTTGCTAGACCCGATTTAGGTAATAGTGCAATCGCTGAAGCTGATTGGTTTTTAAAAACAGTTGGTAATCTACGAGATGGAGAAATATTAGCATTAGATTATGAAGTTAGTTATGGAGACCCTGTCAATTGGTGCAAGGCATTTCTAGATAGAATAAAAGAGAAACTAGGTGGATACAAACCTCTTATATATATAAATCTCTCTTTAAACAATAACTATAGTTGGTCTTCAGTAGTAAAAGGAGATTATGGATTATGGTTAGCGTACTATATGAGCGATGGAAATAATGGTCTTAATTCAGCTGATAAACCCGCTCCTGCTACTGATTGGGCTTTTACAGCTATGAGGCAATACTCGAGTAGTGGTAAAGTTGATGGCATTTCCGGCAATGTAGATATGAATACCTTCTATGGAGATGTTCCTACACTTCTAAAATATGGATATAAATCACCTGTCGTTGCACCAACTCCCGAACCCATTCCTGAACCTCCTGTAGAGCCTTCTGAGCTAGAGAAAGTGAAAAAGGAACTAGAGATAGCAAACACTACAATCAAGACCATTACAGAGGAGAAGAAACTCGTAGAAGCTGAATTAAAAACAGAGAAGGAAGAATCAAAAGAGTTAAGTAATAACTATGATGTTTTATTTAAAGAGAAGGAAAGATTAGCTACTGAAAAGAATGAGGCTATTAGATTATTAAGTGAATATAAAAATAGTGATATGGGTAAATTAGTTGTAACCTTGTATGAGATTTGGAAGCAACTAAAGGCGAAACTATCTAAAAAATAGAAGTAGTCTTAAATTTTTAAAACTGTTCTTATAGAACATTTGAGAGTGTGCGATACAATTAAAGATATTTTAAGAAAGAGAAGAAAGATGATTGACAATGTGCTAAATATAGCAATGACAACCGGTTTAGTTTTGACTACAGTCGGTTTCTTTGTCGTTGTTGGATCATCAATATTTAAGTTTATCTTATCAAAATTATAATGGATATTACTTTTTTAGAATCAATTGATTTTTCATTCTTAGCTCAGTATGTTAAGGCTGATCCATCAATCTTCATAATTGGAACTGCGATTTCGAGTGTTGTTGGCTTTATAATGCCTTGGATATTACCTTTTATATATAAGTTTTTCTCTAGAATTTTCAAGAGAGAAATCACAAAGGAAGAGAAAAGAGATTTAATAACATATATTGCATTGGGAATAGCCTTTACTACAATCGGAGTAAGATACGAATTTAGTGATGGAACGATATGGCAAGAAGCATTTACATTGATAGCAACATTGCTTTACTACTTGTCTTTGATTAAGGGTATGGTTCAACTCGTATATGAGAAGATCATCAAGGCTACAAGTGCAGATGCAAAGCTAGAAAAATTAGCAGGTAATTAAAAGAAATTTACCTATTTAAAATCTCTAAACGAGTACATAAGCATGAGACAAGAATCAGAGCATGAGCTTGGTCTATACAGAGGCACAAGCGAAGATAGTTTTGCTAGTATTGAACAGATTAGACAAGAAAGAATAGATCGAATGTTTCCGGATAAGAAGGTTAGAAACCTAGACTATGAAAGAGTTACTAATTATCTGCAAGAAGGAAGAGAAATAGCTAAAGAGTTTGAAATAGGACAAAGGGAGGCTACCTTTGTTCCCGATCCTGAGATGCCTGATCTTCCAATTGTAATATTACTTGCCTCAGATATTCATTATGGTTCTACTGGTGTTAGATATGACATTTTAAAATATTTCCTTGATGCTGTTGATGAGCTTCCTAACTTTTATCTTGCTACTAATGGAGATGAAGTCGATGCTTTCAATGCAGTATTCCATCCAACAGGAATGACAGAAAATCCGTTACCTCCTCAGATTCAGAGTAGGGCTATTGCTGAGAAACTAAGGACTTTAGATGAAAAGGGTAAAATAGCTGTTCTATCTCAGGGCAATCATAATAGATCCGGTTTTGCCGGAGGACAAGATTGGTACGATTCTTTCCTAAGTGGCTTCAGATGCCCTGTTTTTACATCAGGTGGATTGCTTCATGTTGATTATCGAGGAGCTGTATACAATGGCTTGATGAATCATACATATTGGGGTAAGAGTAAATTAAATCCATGCAATAGTGTAAAGAGAATGATTGAATACGAAGGAGGAGGAGTAGGAGATATAGATTTTGGATGGGTAGGACATGTACATCAATCTGATGTTGAGCATTTTGAAAGAGGAGGAAAGGATGTACTTGCATTTGTATCAGGAACATTGAAACAGGACGATAAATGGGCGGCTCAAAACGGAATCGGAGGAAGAGGACAATTAGCAGGAACAAGTATAATGCTCTTCCCTGAAGAGAAACAAATGGTAGGATTCAAGCAATTTAAGAGTGCAGTTGATATCATGACCAAAATGATGTCAAATAGATAAAGTTGAAGATTGTACCTAGTCGATGGGTTGGTTATTAAATAACATTAGTTTTTTAATGCCTCCTTTCTCCCATCGACTGGATAGAGTTTTTAAACTCTGTTCGTTCACAATTGCATGAAGGAGGTTAAGATGTCCCTTTGTAACTTCTGTACTCAGTCCGTTAAAACATACCGATGTAAAGTCCTTGGTATGCAGAATGTTTTTCACGCTTGCAGGAAATGTATTCGTACAAATCCGTTGCAACTTATCCCATTGGAGGAATTCAATGAAGATCAGAGCGAATCACAAGGAGGTGATCGACTATCGTTGGATAGCGGAACTGAATGATTATCATCGTCTTAAACCTGAGCAACTAGACATAGCAATACATGGTATCCCATATGAGGGAAAACGATATCCACTATGCTATGTATTTTGGGGGAAATCGAGACATCGTAAAGTGTACATAACTCTTACTAAAGAGGTAGGAACATTGATAGGTGAGAATCTCATCGAACTACCTCGAACCTCAATCCGGAGAGGAATAGTAAAGATCAGCGATGGTCGCATTACTGATTTGAGCTATTCTGTAATCCGCTTCATGTAGTGAGACGAGGGGGTCGATTAAGTCTGAAGTCTATACTTCGTCAATTGAATCGCCCCCTCCTCCGTCCCTATATTCAGGGATATTTTTTAAGTGCTTGACATGATGTAACATATCTGTTTATATGAATGCATGAAATCAGTTGAGTTCCTTTCGCAAAATTTAGTTGAGTTTTTAGATAGAGGGATAAAATGCCCCTCAACTGGCTATTATCCCTCTGTTTAAGAGGATAAAAGAATTATGAAAATTAAAGGTGGTTACATACTACTATCAAGACAGATAGACAAAAGTGATGTCATGAAGATGCCACCGGCTACAAGGGAACTCTGGCTATATATTCTCCGAAAGGTCAATCATTCAGATTACAAGAACCTTAAACGAGGGGAGAACATTTTTCACTATGAAGATATTCAAAATGATCTAAGTTGGTTTGTTGGCTACAGAAAAGTAGTTTATCAAAAATATGAGATTGCGAAATCATTACGAAGGCTTTGCGAAAGCAACATGATAGCAACGACGAAGACAACACGAGGGGTCATCATAAAGGTGCTTCAGTACGATGAATATCAGAACCCATCAAACTACGAAAGCAACGACGAAGGTCAAGCGAAAGCAATGCGAAGGCAACAAAGTAGTTCCACCATATACAAGAATGGTAAAGAAGAAAAAGAATGTAATAAATATATATGTTCATTTGAAACTTTCTGGAACAAGTATCCTAAGAAGGTAAGCAAAACGAAAGCGGAAGTCTCCTATAAAAGGAAAGCAACATCGAAAGAGAGAGAACAAGAGATATTTGTTGGATTAGAGAAGTATTTAAAGAAATGGAAATTAGAGAATACAGATAAACAATATATCCCAAATCCAACGACATGGCTTAATCAAGAAAGATGGGACGATGAGGTTGAAATTTGTAGAGATGTATTTAATAAGTTTGCAAGGAATAATGAAGAGAAATGGGAAAAGGTAAAACAGGAAGAAAAGAAAGCATATGAAAATAAGGAAATATCCTACAAAGAATTCCGTACTCCGGATGGTCAATGGGATATGAATAAATTAAATAATATCAATAAGAAAGGAGGTGAAATATGATTAAATTTCTTGCAGTAGTTGTATGGATAATAATATTCTTACTTCTATCTTCTGCAAGTCGTAGCGATACTAATATCTAAGTTTTATTTTAGTTTAGTTTTAAAAACATGTCCAAGACAAAGACAAGATTACAGAAATTTCAAGAATATGTAGAGAAATGCCACGAGCTAAGAAATCTAACTCCTCATGATGTTGTTATCCTTTCTGGTAATAACACAACCCTTAGATATGAGCCTTTTGGTACGACAGTAAGAATCCCAACAACATTCACAAATATTTCTCAATACATGGATATTGAGATTACAAGCAAAGCATTTAAAAAAGAAGGTGTTGTTCTCCCTGAGTTTGAGGATGGAGTTTTAAATATTGTTTCAACTATTGTTGCTCAATATGTTGCAGAAAATCAGCCTGAGAGAGTTGATTTCGTAACAATTGGGAAAGTAATCAGAGATAGCTCTGGTCATATAGAAGGAATAAAGAATTTTGGTTTTATTGAGTAATATTTAATATTAGCTAGATGAAGATGAAAAGATTTACAGTATCAGTACCGGAATATATTTACAATGCAATAAAAGGCTATTCTGGTCATGAGAAGACTTCTAAAGCTGAGACAGTAAGACAAGCTTTAATATATTTCTTTACACCTGTAGAGATTGCTCCTGTAAAGAAATCGACAAAACAGCTCTTTATAGAATTAATGAAAAGTATATTCGGTAAATAATGGATACATTCGAGTACAAAAAGAATCTCGGATACCAAGAAAGAAACTGCCAAGTATGTGGTCATAAGCATAGTTGTTGCCAACACCACATACAGGCGGGATCGGGTAGATATCATTCAAAAGTAATATGGGTTTGTGATATCTGTCATGCCAAGATACACAATCCATTGTCATTCGGGCTACCTGCTAGTTGGGCTTATGATAATGGGTATCTTGTTAGAAATAATTTTTTATATATTAAGAGAGTGAAAAAACAAAAGTGTTCGCATTCAGTAACAATATTTAATAAAGCGATTGGAGATTTTACATGTCAATTTTGTGGGGCTAGGGTAGGTGAATTAAGAATGGGAAAGCACAAAGAACATAAGGCTGAGAAGTCTAGTATGAAGATGGGGTATGAAAAGAGGGACGAGAGAATCATAAAAGCTGAGGAAATGAAGAGACACTTCCAAGAGCTTTCTCTAAGGATCAGGAGAGAAACAGATCCGGAGCAAAAGAAACTCTTCATCAAGCGAAAGAGTGAGCTACAAAAGGAAATGCAAGATTTTCAAAATACTCTTGACAACGAGTAACAACTCGGTTACAATAGTAACAATAAATTTACTTAATAATATCTTATGTCCAACAATATACCTTTAGGATATGACGATGAAGGGAATAGATTGCCTTTCTCTCGTCATTTCGACATAGAGGAAATGCTGTATGAAGATGCTCAATATCTCATACAGTTGGCAAGCTTGCCAATCAAGACCTTTCTAAAGAGTGCAAAACAACTAGATCTTCGAGGTGAAGACTGGTCAATGTTTTGGGATTCTATTAGAACTAAATCAAACTTAAAATTATCTTAATAAAAATGGAAAACTTAGAGAAAGATTACAAAAGAACAATGATAGCTTTTATTGTTGTTGTAGTAATTGCAATTATATTTATTATCTGGATTCTCATCTCTTTATCTAATCTATACAATGATGGACTTTCTACATGTATAGGTAACGGATATAGCAGGGAATATTGTATGTCAATATTAAATTAAGTATCAAACATATGGGAAGACCAAAGGAAACACCAATTGAAAAATTAACAGTAGAAATCGCAGTTAAGAAAGCTGATACCATTGAAAAATATATGGAAGAGACTTTGCCAAGGTGGTATGTGAAATTCGTTAAAAGAGGAGGGGTATTTGAATGGTTAGCAACTAGACTGATCAAAGTCTATATCATTCATGAGAGGATTAAATAATTTTATTAATTTACTTATATGAAAATAGTTAGATTACAAGCCGAAAATATCAAGAAGTTAAAAGCTATTGATATTAGTCCTGAAGAAAACCTTGTTAAGATTACAGGCAAGAATGCTCAAGGTAAAACGAGTGTATTGGATTCAATTCTTTATGCATTAGCAGGAAAGAAAGCAATACCTTCAAAGCCTATTAGAGAAGGAGAAGATCATGCAAATATTGAAATGGATCTAGGAGACTTCAAAATAGTAAGAACATTTACAGAGAATGATACATATCTCAAAGTAACTACCAAGGAGGGGGCTGAGTATCCAAAGGCACAAGAGAAGTTATCTACATTAGTTCAGAACATTAGTTTTGATCCTTTAGAATTTGCTAATAAAAACGATAGAGAGCAAGTAGAAGTTCTTACTAACCTTTTAGGCATAAGAGAAGATTTAGGCAAGATAGATTCTGAGTATGATAACTTGTACCAAGAAAGAACTTTTGCAAATAGAAAGGCTAAAGAAGCGACAGCTAAATGCAATGTAGAGAAACCTGAGGATAAATACTTCTCAATGGAGAAAATAGATGTAAGTAAGGTATCAGAACAACTCGAGGAGGAAAGGGAGAAATATTTGAAGTTGCAACAGATAAACGAGCATAAAGAAGCAATAGAAAAGAAGATTGTAGAATTACAAGAGGAATTAAAGGAGGCTTCTCATGAACTTGAATTGACCAATGGAGATCTTAATAATAAAGCTAAGGAATTTGATATTGAGAAAGGTAAAAAGCTGAAGGAGCAACTAGAAACAGCTACAGAGACCAATGGAATGATAGACAAGGCTAGAGAGTATTCAGACTTAGAGAAAGAGAAAAAGATGGCAACTGAAGAATCCGATAAGTTGGATAGACAAATAGAAGAGAATAGGGAATCTAGGAACAAACTCATATCGGAAAGTAAAATGCCAATTGAAGGACTAAACATATTGGATGGAAAGGTATTATTCAATAGCATCCCATTTGATCAATTATCCGGAGCTGAAAGATTAAAAGTTTCTCTAAGTATTGCTATGGCTATGAATCCTGAACTAAGAGTAATCAGAATATTGGACGGAAGCCTATTGGACGAGGATAATCTCAAGGTTATAGAGGAAATGGCAAACGATAACGATTTCCAAGTGTGGATTGAAATTGTGGATAACTCCGGAGAAGTAGGATTCTACATTGAAGAAGGAGAAGTCAAATAATTTAATTTATATTTTATTTACAAAAATGGATATCAAGATTACTAGAAGAGAACTCTTCAAGACCGCTAAGGACTGGATGGATGCACATATGGATACTGATCATATGTGTAAGTGTGATGACTGTAAGGCTATTCTTAAATTCCTTTCAAAGAAAGAATACAAGGATATTACAGATGCAAAAACAATGGAATTAATCGTTGATAATTTCGGAGAATATATAACTGAATTAACAAAAGATAGATTGATTGCAAAAGAATTAGCAAAAGCCCGAGAAAAACTTATTGAAGGAATAAAGAGAGAAGAAAGAATTGAAATGGCTTTTTGGATTGTTGAGGGAATAATAACCCTGCTATTACTTGCTCTTATTGTTGTATGTATATTGCAGGATGACTACATACAAGCAACATTTAATTTGGGATTGATCTTACTGATTAGGACAGCTCGAAAATAGTTACATGCAGTATCCAAGAGGGTAAGGGAATTCCTAAGATATTAAGGTGGATAGTCCATCAGCGAAAGCCGGACTAGGGGAATTTATTCTCCTGTAAGTATCGTTATACAGTTCGAATCTGTATCTGATGTAACAAATACTTGACACATATACTAGATATATGTATCATGAAGTATACATAATTTCTAATATCAAAAATTTATGGCTAATACATTAGCAATAAAGCAATATCTTGAACAAAATACTGTTCAACAGAGGATTCAAGAATTGCTAAAGGAGAAGGCTCAGCAGTTTATTATAACTGTAACTTCTTTAACAAACGACAATCCTGAGCTTGCAAAGTGTGATCCTGTTTCGTTAGTTGGTGCATGTCTAACAGCTACAGCTATGGATCTACCGGTAAATCAGAATCTAGGATTCGTTTACCTAATTCCTTGCAAATAAAAAGACAGGTGTTGTATCTGCACAATTACAGTTCGGATATAGAGCATTTGTACAATTAGCGATGAGATCAGGACAGTTTAAGACAATCTCATCTACTCCGATATATGAAGGACAGATTAAATCAGAGAATCCTTTAGAAGGATATGAATTTGATTTTACAGTAGAAAAGAAAGGAGATCCAATAGGTTATGCAGGATACTTCAGATTGATTAATGGCTTTGAGAAAGTTGTATATATGACCAAAGAAGAGATTCGAAAGCATGGAAAACAATATTCTCAAACATTTAAAAAGGGTTTTGGAATGTGGGAAGATAACTTTGATGCAATGGCTGTTAAAACAGTTCTAAAATTATTACTATCTAAGTATGCTCCTCTTTCAATCGACATGCAGGGAGCAATAATCAAGGATCAAGCTACAATAGATTTGGATGGAAACTATGGTTATCCTGATAATAAGATACCTACTCTAGAAGAAACTGCAAAGGGCAAGGAGGAATCACGCCTTAAAGGATGGATAGAGGGTTCTGAGAGCCTTGAGAAGCTTCAGGAGGCTAATGATGCTATCTATGCTTCTCAGAATCAGGAACTAGTAGAAATGTAT